TGAAGTCTGCGTTTATCAATTTCCATCCAGGTTGGGCTATGAAACAGTCTTTGACTTTTCCGTTCCAGGGTTTGTCGGATGATTTGGGTATTTGCTGCAAATTGGGTTCGGCGCAAGAAAGACGCCCCGTAGCAGTCCCGTGAAGGCGATAACTGCACCTAAGTCGACCATCCACATCAACTAGGTCAAGATAGGGCCTGTACGCGGCGCTGACGGCTTTCTGCCACCCCCTGAACTCTTTTATTTGCGTTGCAACGGGTGAATTTAGCTCTTCAAGCATAGAATCGTAAGCTAACATGGCTTGTTTGTCGAAACTAGGCGCCCCCGTTTTGACACTACTCTTTACAATCGGTAGCCCTAAGTCATCGATAAGGAGCTTTTTCAGTTGCTTTGGACTTGCCGGGTTGGCGCCTAGCTCTTCTTGCAGCCGAGCCATGTGCTCTTCCCCCAGTTGTACATACTTCTGGGCAAGTTGTACATCAATATTTACACCGTGTCTTTTCATCGACAGAAGTAGGCGAACAAGGTTTTGTTTGTGAGACCACAGGTCGGCGGGTAGTTCTTTCCAGTGAGGCAGCTCTTGAAGCAGGGCCCAGAGCCTCCAGGTGAGTTCTGCGTCCCTTACAGCGTATTCCCACATCATTTGCCAGGTGGTGTTTTCCCAACCTGTTTTCTTTTCTTTATCAATTACGGGGTCTTTGACTTTGCCTTCGTCTCTGAGGTAAAAGGCGGCAAGCGAATCGAGGCCTTTGTTGAATGGTTTGTTTTCATTAATAAGGTGGGCCACAGTGGGTACATCAATAAAATCTGTGTGGTCCAAGTAAATGTAAATGGTGTTGAGCGACAGGATGTCGTACTGCACGTTGCAGAACACCAGCGTGTGGTTACCTTCTTCGAGTACTTCTTTTAACTTAAGCAGAACCGCAGAGCTGCAGTTTTCTCCCGTTTTGTGAAAAAAGGGAAAGTAATGACTTATGGGCGTGTCGTTAATGACGGCTGCGAGGCTGACTCCGATGCACGTATCGTCGCCAGCTACCCGCAGCCCTGTCGCTTCAGTATCTAAAGAGATTACTGAGCCTGGATTACCCGCAAGATAATCCAGAACTTTCATGCTTTCTGCTTCAATGCTTTCAAAGTTCAAAATCAGTGTCCTTTTTAAATTGATTAAACACATTACCCATGTCAGTAGTAAAACTTAAGTTGTCTGGGTTTCGGGTAATAGTAAAGGCGTCTGGTGTAGGCCCAAGCCTGTTCTTCAAGATATCTACTTGCAGCAGGTTGCCTTCAATTACTTTTAACGACAGCACGAAGTCTACGTCTGTAGTTATATACGTACTACCATAAACGTCCGACAGCTCCACACCCTTCTTCTGCCCGTCATTGGCTTTCTTACGGTTGTGGTGAATCATCAGCATGGCGCACGAATACTTTGACCTGATAGTCGACAAATAATGAATAAGGTTTTTCACTGCCTGCTCATCAGTTAACTCTTTAGATGCAACCTTCTGCAACGAGTCAATAATAAGAATGTCTGGCATGTGGTCATTCATTATCTGGTCAAAGAATAGTTGCCCCTCTGGAGCATCCAAGTTAATTGGTGTGCCAAAAGGTGCTACAAGAAAGTTACGGTTCAGGGTGTTCTTGTCTGGGTAAGCCTTACCAATCGTCGCCATAAAATGATTCAATGGGGCCGCTGACATCTCCAGCGACAAAAACAAAACCTTTTTACTCCCAGCCACGTTCTCCCAATTAAGAAACTTCTTTTCCCCTAACGCCATATGCGCCCCTAAAGCAATGGAAAACTGGGTTTTACCAGTCCCCGGGTACCCAGTGATAAGCCCAAAGCCTCCCTGCGCCAACAAATCTTTAAGTACCCACTCAATTTTAAACTCAGCATCAACAAAGTCTTGATACCCATATACAAGCTTTGACTCGCCCATGACAGCAGAACTTTGATTAGCTGAACTTATCAACTTAGCTAAGTCGACATTATCCAAAGAGTTGTAGCCGTGCTTCTGTCGGGCACGATTAACAAAATCTGTCAGACGACGTTCTCTGTCACGCCGAGTTTTGTATTTACCCCAACGGTCATCAGCGTCATACAGAATCGCACCAATTTGCTCATCTGACCATCCAAGCTCAGCCCCGAGGTGAGCCAGCTCCGACATGGCCGCGGACCGGTCCTTCTTCGGGAAACCTGAGAAGTAATCCGCGCCTCGACCAAACTTCTCCAATATTTCAGGGGTCCACTTAGCCAGAGCTTTAACTTCATCGACAGACGGCAATGTCCCCAATACCATGTCTGTACTAACAATCTTTCGTGCCGCTGGCACGTGGGCAAAGTCTTCGAGACTATACCTCGTCTTCACGTTCCCACTCCTTCACAATCACGGGCATATTGCGTTTGTGATTAGTGGTACGAATGGGTCGAAGAATTTGGTCCGCGTCCCAGCCTGACGTATCCGCGTGCATCAAATATGCAATAGCTCTATTTCTGTCTTCTAATACTTCAATGTCATCCAAGAACTTGTCAAGTTTCCAATAACAATGCTCATGCTTTTCAATCGAAGACTGCACCACCAAAGTTGGTCTAGGCACATTATTTTCTCCATCTGAGGGCCACTCTTTGGGAGCGTTACCGTCAAAGTCAACCCACAGTACGTAACTGCCCAGCACGTTTTCTTTTGCGGGGTTGGCTGCCTTAAATAAGGCGGGGGAGAAAAATACGTTGGCTTTAATTGCCGACCATTTAAGGGTGTGTCGTATTACCCCGTCTCTTTGCCGAGGCCAAGCAAACATGTAAGGCGTCCACTTGTTTTCGTGCTCGACAGGGAGATACACAAACGTGGGGGTTGTACCAGTTTCTTCAGCCCCCCACATGTAGTTGTAAAAATCTTTTAGTTCTTCAGTTGCGTCGCTCATATTATCCGTCCTTTGAGAGTGTGGCCCTGGTAAGGAAAGAGAGTAACTTACCAGGGCCACGGGGCCCGTTACCTAACCAGCGAAGGGGTTGCTGGCTGCGGTCTTAGGGGCCGTCTTCTGGGCCGGCTGGGTAGCTCCAGAAGAAGACAGTTTGACGTTCTTGATGTTCTGGAACATCTTACCAGCGTTCTTGCCCTTACCGGCGCTCGAATACAGCTGAAGAGTTCCGCCCAAACCAATAAGGTCGTCGCGGTTGATACCGTTCACGTCGTCGCGTGCAACTCCGAGGTCCATCAAGCGGGCCACGTAGAAGCCAAGCTTCTGGCGTTCACGGTCTGTGATGTTCTCAGGGTCAGCGGGCAGCTCGAAGAGTTCGCTCTTCTTCTTGCCCTCTTCACCGACGAGGTACTCGACGATGACCCAGGAACGGTCAGGGTAAGCCTGGCTTCCCTGCTTGACGTAGACATCTCCGACAGTCATCTCATAGATGCCGTCCGCGAGGTCATACGATGGTGCTTCAATTTCTGATGTGTCGATTCCGTAATCGTCCAACAGTCCCATTATTTTGTTACCTTTCAGTGTTATCAGTTAGTTTCGCCAACAAAGGCAGGTTCGTCATCATCAGAGTATCCTTCTGCGACGGGGATGCCTTCTTCTGGCAGTTCATCCGGGGCTAAATCTTTAGCCTCGGCTACCAGCCCCGTGGTGTCGTTCGAGAGCCAGTTTTTAATGACTTGCACGAACTCTTCCGGGCTGGAAGTTAGGGGGAGCCCACCAATGCGGCTCTTTGCGTCAACCAAAGCACTGGGGTGAGATTGCACAACCCGGTCATAGGTGGTGTTCTTTCCGAGGCCTTTGATTTCGTTGGTGAGGTGGGCGGTAAGGTGCATCAGCTTCTGTAGCCCGTCGTTGTTCTTTGGGGTGAAGCCTGGCTTGATTACCTTAACTTTGCGGTGGTCCACAACTTCTCGTTCGTGTGATACGAGGATGACGTGTACCCCTGCAATGTTCTGAAACATTTCAACAGCTTTACGGCAAGCGTCACCAAGTGGTTTGTACAACCTGGCATCGACTGCTTCTGTCGAGATTTGGTCACTGCTGGAGCCTACGTCTTCTCTGTGCAGTTCATCCAACAGCATGTCTGCTGCTGTAGAAAACTCATCGATTACGACAGCCCCAATCTTGTCTAGACCTTTTTCTTTCTTGGCGATTGCGTCAGCTAGTACTGCGAAGTCTGCAAAGGTTTTGTAGTCCATACGCACTACGTCCTTCATCAGGTCTCCGTGGTTTTCTAGTGACACCCAGCCCTCTTTGGTATCAATGTATAGCACTTTCTGTTTGGGCTGGATAATGTACTTTGCGAGTCCGACAGCTAGAACAGTTTTACCACTACCTGGCTTGCCATAAAGCATTGCCATTAGGTTTTTGTTGGCTTTTTCTGTGCCCAGGTCTGTCATTCGACTCACGAGTTCATCAAGGCGATTACTCATTTGCTTTCCTTATCATTTGTGACGCCAATCTGTCGGCGTTCCCGTATTTTGTACTCAGTTTTTTTCATTAGTTCGACGTTGCCGCCGACTAATTCTGTTGAGCAGATGTCTTTAAACGAACAGGATTGGCACACCATTTTGTTGGCTGTGCGGTAGGCCCGCCTGTTTTGGTCATCCAGCTCAAGTTCTTTCAGCGCTTGTATCTCTGCTGCTACACCCAGCTGCTCCATGAACGTGTTAAGTACCCGTTCAGTGTTTGGCTTGAGCAACATCATGTAACTTGTTTGCTCAACCGTTGGTACTTTAATTTTGCGTGTGCGTAGCATGTTATACGCACCATACGCGATTTCATAGTTGAGTGCTCGCAACGCCCCGATATATTTTGGTATTTGTGGCTGAAGGTCGGTCTGTCCGGGCGTATAGAAGTCGTAAACAAACTTGTGGTCGACCACCACAAAGTTGCCTTGCGGGTCCGACACAATCATGTCCACTACGAATGGGTACCTACTGTCGGTTTCTTCGTCGTAGACCAAGCTGAACTCTTGTTCTACGGCTAGAATCTTCCAT